ATCCATCCAAGAAAACTTATCACGTGGCCCCGCAAGGGGGCACTGTGCTAAGTGTGTTAAATCTGTTGGCCGACAACCTTACCAGCAATGGTGCTGGGCTGGCAAGATTCAAGTCCCAAGGGATAAGAAAGGGTAACCGACTAAATGTCTTTCCCAATCTGCTCCTTCGTAAGGGCTTGAATGTTGTCTATTCTACACACAGTAAATTCGTTGAAGTCAACTTATCCTATGACTTCGTCCTGGAAACGATTTACTTTCTAAGAGCATTAGTGGAGTCGCTCTTAGACTCTGACGCTGCCTTCAATAACATCAAGATGGCAGACTTAGACGACTTCTGGACGGTCCTGGAGCAGTCTCCAAGTGACGTCCTAACGACAAAGGCCATAAAATATTTTCTTAACTGGCCACTCGCGAGACATTTAAGACAGGAAGAGATGCCTGCATGTCCCGAATTTGTCGAGTCGTACTTAGGCTCAAAGAAGTTCAGATTTCCGCTTAAAGGTCCCACACGTCAGCATATGAAGAATTTGCTGATCTGTCGTACGGGTGAACTTCGTCCCGCGCGCGTATTTCTAGGGCTCACTCAAGGTGTGAAGCGCGGTTGCTCTACTGTTTCTGATAAATTTATAGTAGATGCTATGATCTCTCATAAGAAGAGTCTCACTCAGGTTCTCCCTCCAATCCCTGATGATGAACTCTCGAGGATAAGGAATAAATCCGGACAAATTTGGCGTTCTCATACGCACCGGAAATTCCTCCCAAAGCTGTTTACACGGCATGTTGCTAATCCCGCAGCGCGAGCAACATATGAACAATCCTTCTCCGCCGGTGGCCGCCTCGGTCACCTTGAAGGCCTGATGATACAGGGCCACCTCGATGAGCGGAGATTCATACATCCTAAGGAGACGTGGGCACCGGCCGTCCAATACTTCGGACCGGAAAGTGATCCACATCGTTACGCCTCTACCGAACCCGTGCATGAGTCTGGGCTTCTGGGACATGACATTATGTCTGAGTCCGTTAGACCCTTACTCCGTATGTACGAGTCCCGACCAGGTAAGGTCGAGGAGGTAACCGGAGACGCAACATCGTTCGAACCAGCTGGTCTATTTTCAAGACGACTGGCTTTCTATGCGAACAAGGATATAAAGAATAACGGTATGCCTGCGATGGTGGCCCCTATCCTGGAGCCCCTCAAGTGTCGTCTTATTACGAAGGGTCCGGCCATTCCCTACTGGGTGGCTATGCCCCTACAGAAGTACATGCTGAATCGAATTCAGGAGTTTCCTCAATTTGCCCTTACTGGTCAACCTATAAGTGAATCGTTGCTAAGCGATCTACTTCAGAGGGAGACCCGGCTAAACTTAAAGGAGGAGCTAAAATTCGATCAGTGGGTTTCTGGCGACTATTCTGCAGCAACCGATGGATTGTCAACCGTGGTAAATAGTGTGGTCTTTAAGGAATGCTTGGATATTCTTGATTTGACCCCGAACGAACGGGCTGTCTTCGAGGCAGTTCTCGGTCCTCATACGATTGAATATCCCGAAAATATAGTCGGTACTCCTGGAGCTTGTAGACTCCAAGCGGAACATGATATTTCCCTGCGCGAGCCGTTTGAACAAAAGAACGGTCAGCTTATGGGTTCCCCCCTAAGCTTCCCGGTTCTATGTGCGATAAATTTGATCGCTTACTGGCTGGCGCTGGAAGAGTACACCGATCAAGTAATTCCTTTATGGGACTTACCCTGTCTAATCAACGGAGATGACATCCTGTTTCGTGCCAATAATGATTTCTATATTATTTGGCAGAAGTGGGTGAAAACCGTAGGTTTCACACTTTCTCCGGGTAAGAACTTTATTTCACCACATTTTCTCACCGTGAACTCCCGGGCTTGGCTGTTTAACTCTAAAAAGTCAACGTTCCAGGAGGTGCAGTATCTTAATACGGGCATCCTTCTTGAGAATGCCCCTGGTCCTGGGAGCACGGTGGATAAGCTTTGGTTGTTTAACAAAATGACATCGACGTCAGATCTACCATTCATGGATAAAATGGAGACGGTCATCCAGACTTCAGTAAATAAGGCACGTACTTATCGTAGATTTACACATTACAATCTACAGCTGATAAAACGTTACACGGATGATGGCCAATATACTTTATTTGGCGATGTACAGACCGGTGGTATGGGTCTGACTGCTCTTGTCGATGATTTTGTTTATTATACTGGTTTCCAGCTCAAGCTGTCGCAGTTCCTCCGGTTCAAGAACCGTAAGCGAATCGATAACCAGATTATGGATCCCTCAAACATAGAATGGCTTGGTAAGACGGTGAAAAGAATGTTGGGTGTAACCCTTCTGCCGCTGAAGCCCTATCAAAGTAAGTTTGTGATCCATTTGAGAGAGAAATATGAGCCATTGAGAGAATTTGAGTACGATATGCCTATATCGAAATCACCTCTTGTTAATTCAGTGTCTCTGTTTCGAGGAGTAGGGGAGGTCACATACAAGACCAAGTGGCCACGCGAATGGCTTTTGCGTGAGTTCAGGTCAACCTTCAAGAAGATGAAGATCGACGATCCTACTACCCCGGTGGAATACAAGTTCCACTATAAACACAATATTACACAACCTATGCAAGGATTTAAGATGGCAATACATAGTCCAGCCTTTCCAACGTATGTGAGGAGCTTGCTCCGACCACATATCAACTTTCCTCGACGGGAGCCATTCGAGATGGTGATCCCGGAGTACTGAGGGGAAAGGC